GGATGCTCCACATACAGCAACCCTCCGCCTTCGTTCCGTACAGCATGCACTTGCTCCAACCACGCCAATACCTCCGAAGGGCCTTCGGCAGATCCCTCAAACTCCGAACCCGAATCGTCCGGAATAGTGACAAACACAGCCTGCGCTTCATCTTCAGTAGCTACCGTCGCCCACGGCAATGACCACGTTACCTCGTCCACGTTGCCCCCCCCTGTAATATTTAAGGGGGAGGAGAGAAGCGTAAGTCACTTCCCTCCTCCCCCCACTAAGGCTCAATGCACTCAACTACCCGCGCCGCGCTCTTGTCCTACCGCCCGCTGCTCCACGAGTTCCGCGCCCCTGGTTGACTGCGCCTGGGCCAGCAATATTTCGCACAGCCGCACGCGCCATCTCACGAGGCACACCAGCGCGCTCCATCACTCGCTGTCCCGTGCCGCCTGCTCCGCCACGGAAGTATACTCCGTTCATACTTACTCACCCCCCTTCATTGAACGCTACCAACCAGCAACCTTCTTGTTCTTGCTACGATGCAGAGTACTGATAGACGGAATAATACGATACTCTGGCCCACCTGGCAAGTGAGTCCGAAGATGATCCTCGCTTCCTGCGCCCCCGTAAATTATCACCCCATCCGGCCTTAACTTACCTACCGCCTCCTCCATCATCCGATAGAACATCCCCCTCTGCTCAAACGAATCCTTAGACGCAGTCCGGCCATAAACCGTATTCACTTGCACCGCTATGACAGGGCTTCCAATTGGTATACCGAAATACTGCCATCCAGTCACACGAGGATCAAGCGGATCTACTAAGTGTAGCTTGGGAACTACCTTGAAACCAGCTTCTTGAAAATACCTAGCCATGTACATGCACTTGAAATGCCCATAGTACTGTATTACAAGAGGAGCGTCTCTGTAAAAAGTAAAGTCAGGAGCTACGACCTGCCCCCACTCATACCGCTGCATCCTTGCTACAGCACCAGACGGCGAATCCCAAATACCAGAAAAAACCTCATCTTCCTCAAAGAAACACAACGTCGCCCCTCGTGTACAATCAGGAGTACAAACCGACCTCCTGTGCTCCCCCCAAGTAAACACGCACTCCGATGGTGACGACTCCATCGGCTCTCGACGGTTCCATGGTACACTAGGTAAAATATCTCCCAGTGCCTCAGGCAACAGATAGGGAATACCAAGAGAATTGCTCGACGGGAACTGAGTATCGTCACGGCGAATTACAATATCGATGTTGCTTACCTGCTCTAGCCCAGTTGCCTTCTCATACGTTGCCGCATCGCCCTCACGCGCCCGCTCTTGCACAGCTACCACATCGGACACAACCAGCTTAGGCTCCAAATCCCCAAGACCCTTGAAGTCAAACCCCGTCAAGTCCATATCGAAGCTGATGCTAGAAAGATGCCGAAGCTCCTCCTTCAGCAATGCCTCGTCCCACACCCCGTCCGTCGAGATCTTGTTGTCAGCAATGATAACAGCGCGCTTCTCATCATCCGTCAATCCACCCAGGATAATACATGGCACCGTCTGTAGGCCAAGTTCCTTGGCCGCCTGCAAACGCCCGTGGCCGGCAATAACGCCGCCTTCAGGATCTATGAGCAGGGGATTGGTAAACCCGATCCCCTGAATATTAGCCTTGAGTTCTTCGATCTGTCGCTTGGGGTGCTTACGCGGGTTGCGGGCATAGGGCCTGAGAGAGCCCAGAGGCCGCATCTCTACTTGGTATGTCGTCTGAAGAGGCATCGCACTATAGATAATCGGAGAGTCGGTAGTCTATCCTGCCAAACTGACAAGATGGGCCATGCGAAGCCTCGGCATCCCCTATGCCATCTCCAAGGGCCATCGTAACTTCAATAGAAACAATAGCTTACGTAAGCCATCGTAACTTCAATAGAAACAATAGCTTACGGCACATACTCGGCAATACATCAACATGGGTCGCAAGTAAGTGCTTGACAAGTTCGTATCCCTATCGTATATTTATAGAATGCCATATTGCCTCAGCCAAATCAATACGGCCGCCAAATAAAAGAAGCACCACAAGGCAACACTCAAACAAGATGCGAAAGGACCACATGTACATACTCAAGAAGATGCTCACTGACGGGAGGATCATCACAACAGAACAAGAGGTAGAGCCAGACCTACAACAACTCCAGGAAGCAGTCGGCGGCTATATCGAACTGCTGATGCTACCCGAAGGCGACCTTTACATCAACGAAGAAGGTAAGCTGTACAATCTGCCACAAAACCCCGTAGCCGAGAAGTTTTTTCTATCGCACGGCGGAATGCTGTTCCCCGGCGACTTCATCGTAGGAGACGCCATCTACATCACCTCCTCACCGGAGAAAATGACATGAACTTTCTCTTCGATGTTGAAACAAGCAGCGGGAAGCGTATTACGCTACACCAGATCCCCAGACAACCCAAGCTAGTCCTATCACTATGGATGAAATCGAAAAAACTTGAAGATGACATAGTCTTGTCACCCACATACGTCGCCATGCTGGCGCATGCGCTCGACACAGTGGCAGCAAGATGCCCCCCCAAGAAAAGACTAACGACACAACAGTACTCAGAAATCTCCGAGCAACTGGACACGGTAATCAACCTCATCGATAACGTCTATGATTGCCTGAATGAATAGCATGGACCTCTCCGAAGTAGCCTACACTGAAACTCGCGCCGCACTCAGGACGATTCTTGCAAGCGGCGGCAGCGAATGGGATCTCGAAACGGCACTGATCCAAAGCCTGATCTTCAACCGCTCCAACGCCGTGATTGCTGCGTGCATCGATGAAATCATAGAGCTTAAACAAAACTGCGGTGACGGTTCAGGAATGATGGCTCGACACGAAATGGCCGCCGCATTCAACGAACGCGGACTCCACGCCAGACTCGAAAGGAGATAACCACAAATGAAACAGTCGCCATTTGCCTACATGCGCCGCGCCTTAGGCCGCGGCGCACAAATTGTCGAGATCCACAAAAAGAATCGCCCCGACCGCACCAAACTTCGCCGCGCCAAGAAAGCAGCCCGCCAGCAACAAGCAACCAGCCGACGTATAAACCGCAAGTAACGTCGCCCAGGAGGCTTCACATGTCCATCCGCCTGCATCCTGAATATGGTGTCAATCCCACCATCCCAACATGCTTCTACTGCGGCGAATCAAAAAACGAGATCATCCTGCTGGGCCCCGCCAGCAAAAAGATCACCGGCCAAGATGAAGCACCAATGCACGGACCGGTCTTCGACCTCGAACCGTGCGACAAATGCCGCGAGTACATGAACCAGGGAATCATCCTAATCGGCGTCGATGAGGCCCGCATTCACAACAAGGACGATCCATGGCGCACCGGCGAGTTTCTAGTTGTGTCCGAAACTTAGATCAGACGCTCCATTCGACAAGACAACTTGCGTGACGACATCTTGGCACATCGAATGGCCTTTGTGCCATCCGCAATAGCACAACAGTTACTCACCAGCCACCAATCAGCTGCAAGCAACTGCCACGAGGAGCCCGTATGACCCGCGAGGCCGCCATGGAATCGGCCCGACAGATGTCCACATACCCACAAGTACACTGCGCCCAGTGCGTTGTCGAGGTCGGCAAACAGTTCCACATCATCGGAAAACCATACGTCAAAGCTGAGTTCCACATTATTGCCACATTTCGCGACGGAAAGGAAGTAACATGCCCAAACTCGCCCTAAACTTCGACCCGCAGACCAGCATCTGTTTGCGTGAGCCAAACTCCAACTCCATCGAAGCAGACGTGGTAACGGCGTTCACTGAAGAAGAATGCTTCGGACACAAGCACTCGGAGATCGCAAAGTACCGAACCCACGAATGGTACCTATGCCGATACCCTCGACTTTGCGCCCACGTCATCTGCGAATCGCTGGGATACGCCACCCCCTTGAGGGCCGCCAGCATCGTCAAGAACGCCCACGAAAGAGAAGAAGAATGGTGCGAATGGGTTTTCTCCTGCTACAATCGAGATCCCAAGATTCCCGTTTCGGGCGCCTTCAGACACCGTCGCACTCATTCTGGCTTCATGTCTGAGTACCGACTTGCCATCGCTCTCGTTCGCGATGCCATTAACAATGGCGAACGTCCTGACATGTTCGCCTCATGGTTCTGAAAGAAGCCTACAATGGGATGGACGTTTACCTTCCGACCATCTGGACAAAGCACTCGCGACTTCTTCGCATCGGAGTTTTCCGGCGAGACGGGTGAAGTGCTGGACGTTGCCGCGCCGAAAAGCGGAGAGGTGTACGTAGCCTACCGTCAGAAAGGCGGCAAGGTGCTCTGCATCGCTTGCCTCACCAAGGGCAAAAGCGGCAGCCAGTTCGGCTACAAAGACATGAGCGAAAGTATGGGACCACACATGTATCACTGCCCCAAGCGTGTTCTCGACAAGCTCTCACCGGCTGCCGAAATCTTCACAGGAAAAGCATTGGAGTACGCTCTCTCCTGGAGATCCCAACAGCCCCACCCGCGATACGACTGACGGAGCCCCCATCATGTCAGACCTCAACTCAGAACAAAAACGCGCCATTCAGCTCCACCACGGCACAGTATGCGTCATCGCTGGGGCCGGTAGCGGTAAGACGCGTGTACTCGTAGAGCGCATCGCGAGAATGATCGAGTCCGGCATCTCACCCCACGACATCTTGGCCTTCACCTTCACCAAGAAAGCCGCGGCTGAAATGCAGGAACGCATCGAGAAGGCCGTCGGAGCCGCCGCCTACGACCTCACCGTCGGCACAATCCACGCCACGCTCTGGCATATCCTACAAGAACACCCCGACAAGATTCCCGGCTACCGATACGGCATGGCGATCATGCGCGATTGGCAGCAGCGTAAGATCATCAAGGACATCCACGAAGAGAACCACCTATCGGCTGAAGATCCTCTGGCATGCCGTCTCATTATTGGCAATGCCAAAAACCGAATGCTCCACCCAGGTAACGAGTTCACCGCATGGCTCGCAAGACGCGACTTCACCGCCAAAGTAATCGACTACCTTCACTTCGTGTACTCCGAGTACGAGGCGCGCAAACGCAAAGAACGGTTGATTGACTTCGACGACATGCTCCTACTGACGCACGACATGTTTATCGAGCACGAATGCGTTCTGCAAAAATGGCAAAGCCGATGGAGCTACGTCAGCGTGGACGAGTACCAAGACATCAACCCCGTACAAGAATCTGTCATTGACATGCTCACAGCAGAGCACGGAAACTTGTTCGTGGTGGGAGACGCAAGACAATCCGTCTACGCCTTTAGGGCAAGCGATCCCGGATTCATACTCAACTTCCCCAACAAGTATCCGAACGCCGTAATCGTCAGGCTCGACCGCAACTATCGATGCGGTGAAGAAATCTTGACACACGCCAACCGCCTGATCGCTAACAACGATGAAGGGCGAGAGCCGATGATCTGCGAGTCTGGGCTACGGGGAGAGGTGATCGTCATGCCATCGTGGGACACAAACGAAGACGAAGCCGACGCGGTGGGCGTGCAGATCGAGGCATACGACGGAGAATACAAGGACATCGCCGTGCTGTACCGATGCAACCATCAAAGCCGAACCGTAGAAGACGCGCTTATCCGTCGCCAGATACCGTACGAAATCATCGGATCGGAAGGCTTCTACGGCCGCGCCGAGATCAAAGATATGATCGCCTATATGGAGGTGGCAGCGACGCTCGATAAGCTCAAGGATTGGGCACAGTTTGAACGCATCGTCAATCGACCTACACGATTCCTGGGGAAAGCATTCCTGGCTGAATGGAGCGCCGCCGCGAAGCGCAGTGGACCAGTATCATGCCTGAGCGAGTACTTCAGTTCGGTCAATCGGCGCAGCGCAGCCAATGTTCTGCGCCTGCAAGCAGAACTGCAAGATCTAAGCAAGCTGCTGGACAATCCAACCAAGTTCATCATGTACATCCGTAACAGTATGAAATACGACGAATGGTTTCTTGAGAATCGCTCAGACGAATCCATCGAAGAGATCGAGGCGCTGTCGAACCTCAACGAACTTTCAGCAGCAGCTGGCAACTTCACCTCCATTCCGGCAATGCTGAACTACATCCACGACGTTCAAAAGCGCAACGAACAAGAAACAAACGGCAACCGCGTCAAACTCATGTCTTTACATCGAGCAAAAGGGCTAGAGTTCCCTATCGTTTTTGTCACCGGCATGAGCGACGTACTGTTGCCCCACTCCAGATCAGAAGACCTCTGCGAAGAACGCCGGCTCATGTACGTTGGAGTCACACGAGCCAAGAAAAAGCTCACGCTGTCGTACTACATGAACTACCGAAACCGAATTGTTGGCCCATCTCAATTCTTTGCCGAAATGGGGTTCCTAGTCAATCCCGAGATGACGGAAGAGGTCGCGGGCGATAACTGGGAACACGACATCATCAGCGACGAGCGCGACATCAAGGACATGGACAACTAGAGAAACCCATGATAAAAACACTCATCACCCCAGCACGCAATTCAGCACGCCGAGCGCGAGAGATTGCACAATCCATCTGCCAGAACGGCAAATGCAACTATTGCGTCTACCAAAAAGCCATCTCCATCACAGGATGTATAGTTGAAACCCTTCCTGACAACTCTGGTAGCGGAATTCGTATCGGCATAAATAACCATTTCGCCTTATGGCTACAGTTCGTTCCTCGCCAGTGTACCTGTAGCTGGCACAGCAAGAAGGATACCCATGAAAACCAATAACTTCTGGCAAGGCACCGTCTACCAAGATGACAACTTCATCTCAGACAGGCGATGCCTACTGCATCACAAACATATCGATCCTGCCGCCTGGAGCAGACTACTCAAAGCCCCATCCTACGTTGGCAAGCGACCGCTCATCTTGCCACTCATTGTCAAAAACCTATGGGACAGCGGTCAATCCTGCAGAAAGAGGCCCCTTACTTGGAAGTTCAACGGCACATTCCACGACGCTGAAGTAAGTGTGTTCTCACTTGGCAAAAAGCGATGGGTCATAGACTCGCACACTCTGGAGTTCGTCTTCCTCTCCACCGGATTCGACGAACTGCTTGGATTCGACGAGAATTGCTCTGTCTCTCTGACGGCCATTGGGCAATTGTGCGGCCTGATCATGCCAATGTCACGCAAAACACTTATTTCGACTATTCCCTACTCCCGCGAGTTGGTGTAATGAACGTCCACATCTTCCTCGCCATCGAGATCGACGGTCATAAAAGCTACGCCGAGTTCAACGACTACGAAATGACAACAGAGAGCCTGAAACATCGCGCCAGGCGTAACATGAACTCGTGCAACTTCTTTCTCCCTGCACCAAATAGCACGAATAGCACGGCGAAAGATGTCCTCATCCACATCCCCATCGCATCGCTCATCCAACTCATGGAGGGTAAGAAATGATAATAACGTCAGCATGCCTTGCGGCGCATTTTATGCTGCACTCCGCCGAAGAAAAGAGCAAAATGATCAAGATAGGCCTCAGAAGAGGAGCGACAGCACACGAGATTATGAACGCCAAATTCAGCTACGCCCATGACGGCAACTTCACCTTCTGTTTCATATACAATGCCGTCGATGTTATAACTAGAGTCGGCGTCGCCAAACGCAACATTAAAGACCGCCCGGATCACAAGATCGGCAGGTGGGTATCCTTCAGTAGCGCGATGAAGGGGGGGGAAGGATACCTATGAATCTAACCATACCCACACCAAGGGGATGTGGTACACGTAAACTCGGCGGCCTGTACGCCTGCGTTGGCCTATCGCCCCACGGTAGACCAATCGAAGAATTTATGATCGACCCTCCGATAGCTTGGATTCAAGGGTCGTTCCGGGGAACGCGCCTAGAAAGCAGAGAAGACGGAATCTACGATCTCGTGCAGTGGGTAGGCGAGATCTTCTACCCGTTCATCCCAGACTTTGTGGAGGAAGGGCGAGCGCTCGGATTCAGCCGCCTGCTGTCGCCATCTATCGACCTATCGAAGGTTGTGCCGTACAAGTCGCGACTAATCTTCATCCACACCCGCGCTCGCGCCGAAGGACATTACTCACTACAAGAACGCGAAGACGGATACCGCCCATGCCCTGACAAGAGAACCTCGTGCAGTCATCCATCTAGCAAGATTGACACCGATCCGCCGTGTGTCTTCGCCACGTGGGAACTCTCGGCACTTATAACGGAGCCCAAACACGCCGTCATTGCCATGGACTTGAATGTTTCCAGCATCACCACTCCATCCGTCGAGTACAACGTGTTTACCCCCATCAACGGAGAGCACGTCGAGTACTCCCCGGCACTATTCCTCGCCTTGCCGATAACCCACTTCGAGGTTGTCGGGAAATGCTTGTCCAGACAGCAAGGAGACAAACTTGGCCCTAACGTACAGTTCACTGCCATTGTAGAACAGTAAAGTGCCCACTTTTATTACAACATCACTCACCAGCAGGAGCAAGCCATGAAGCGTAATCCGACCCTTTCGCTGACACTGCTTCCCGAGGTGCCGCAGGATAAGACTTACGTCGCCTCCATGCAAGCTCGCAAGGCTCAAAAGCTCGCGCCACAGATTATCCCTATCATTGTCACCGAAGATGACGGCAAGTACCACATCTACGATGGACTGAGGCGTGTCGCTGCTCTGCGGCTAATAGGTCACAACAGCGTGGATGCCTATGTCGCCACAAAAGGCACTGACTTCATCTCGGACGAAGACCTGCACGCCCTGACCATCGCCATCAACAATCTACGTTCACAGAACGTCGCCTCCGAGGCGGTAGCCGTAGAACATCTACTCAACGCCGGATGGACCGAAACAACCATCCATGAGCGCACGGGCATTCCTTTGCTGAAAGTTCGAGGACTCATCAAGCTCAAGAAAAACCTAGTGCCAGAAGCCTTCCAGAAACTCAAAGACGGTAAACTGGCAGAGTCTACTGCCAAGCGCGTCGCTCGACTTCCCGAAAAAGAACAACAGCGTGTAGTTGCCGAAAAGCGCATCACCAAAAAGGATGCCGATGCCGCAGTTCGGCACCACGAGCAGTCCATGCTCAACGTCGAAAACATTCAAACGCCCATCATCAGTCTTAACGAAGATCTCGCCGCCCAAGTAGACGCATTCGCGCAGAAACTCTCGGGCAAGAACCGACAGACGCTGATCGACGCCGCACACATCATTCGCAAGACCTCAAAGTGAGCAGAAGCAATGGAACTCATCATCAAGATAATCATCACTGGGGTTGTTGCTGCGGTCATCGTCGCGCTACTGAACGAATGGCAGAAGAGAGGGGAATAATAAGAAAAGTGCATCACGTCCCCAACACTCTTCCGTCTTGAAGAAAGTAAAGCTCGAACCAAACCTCCCTTGACCTTAACATGAGGAGGCCAAACTCCACGTCAAACAATAAATCTATTGACAGGTGCTTGCCAGTTTCGCATATTACGAGGCAAGCGAGAGGAGAATCGCCATGCTGAAAGTACAGACCTACAACCTACAGAATCCCAAAAAGAACGGAACCTACTTCATGGTTAGCGTGCCGCCGATCTTCAGGCGGTCCTACGCCGTTATCGTAACGCAAAGGCTATTTTGCTACACGGCAACGCTAAAGCACAAACCAACTTTGCTAGCATCGATCACAAGGCTATCAAAGAATCAACCGCTCTATGGCGAACTATCCGACATAACGGAAGCAGGTCGATATTCACTGTCGGAACAAGGAATGCGAGGAATGCGAATCGCTATCCCGCGTGTCTTTGTCAAGCTCGCCAAGATCAAGCCACACCATAAAATCGCGTGCTACATCGACAGTGACACGCTCATCTATCAGAAAGAGAAGTAGAGATGGCAAAAAACCCGTTTGTCCCAGCCGCAACCGAACCTCAGTTTCTCAAACTCATCGTCAGTGGCGACACCGACGCTGGTAAAACCCACTTCGGCCTGACAGCCCCCAAACCGTGCATCATCGACATGGAAGGCAACGCAACCCTATTCAAAGGACGCAGCTACACTCGCACAGTAAATGGAAAGGAAACAACAATACCGTTCGATTTTCGCATCCTGACCACACGTTCCTTTGGGGATACCAACGGAGCCGTTGACTTTCTTCTCAACAACCCAGCAGAACGAGCCGAAAGTGGCGAGACCCTGGTAGTAGACAACCTGTCATTGCTATGGGAGGCATTGCAGGAAGCGTACCAAATACGCATTGAGCGAAAGATTGCCGAAGGCCTGACCAATCGAACGGAAGCTGATGAGCTTCAGTTTGGCGATTGGCGTACGCTGAAGAAGCCATGGAAGTCATTAATGCGCAAGTTGTTCAACCTTCCAATGCACGTCATCCTTCTGTCACGCATCGACGATGAGTACGAAGTAGTTGGAGGCTCTCCCAGACTCACGGGCCGAAAGAAACTCGACGCCGAAAAGAAGACCAAGTTTTTCGGTACTTTACACCTTCATCTCGACGTCGATGATAGTGGCGTCCGAACAGGGACAATCATTCGTGACAAGTGGGGAATCTACCAACACGGTCAGCAGATAGAAGCCCCCAATTTCTGGACATTTGAGCCTCTACTGCAACAGACTCCACCACCAGACCGCTCTCCACAGATGGAGAATGAAGAAGAAGTGGCTGAGCGAGATGCCGAATCATTCGATGATGCCCGCTCCAGGGAAGTAGAGAAGAAGAAGCTGATCGAACGCATTCTTCAAGCCGGGAAGGTGCTATTCTCAACCTTCGGAGAAAGAGGAAGAGATGCCTACAACGAGTGCCTAGTCCAAGCACAGGGCGAGGCCAAGGCGAACAATCTATCCGAGATAAGCGCCATAGAGTTAAGTGACATCCTCACTGAACTCAACAGGCTTCGGACCTCGCTAAAGAATGCCGCACTCACAACAGGGACACCGCCTTCAAAGGCAGGGAGGAAAAGCAAGAAAACAGAAGACCTGGATATCTGAATCCCAGTTCAAGGCTATCCTGTCAGTTTTGGCAGGATAGCCTTTCACTGATCAAAAAAACTCCTATCCTGTCAGTTTTGGCAGGATAGCTTACGCGTAAAATTACAGCTTGACACGGTAGCGTTGCAATTCGTATATTTGAGTAGTTGGGAGCGCGATTTTTTGCCGCAGTACAAAGCTTTTGGTACGTACCTAGTACCTAGTACCTAGTACCTAGTACCTAGTACCTATCAAAAAAGTACGGTACTCCCGGAAAAAGCCCCCCTAACTCCCAGGAGGAGAAGGCAATGTCCGACCCGTTTGGCACAGGCGCATTATCCGACTCCATAGAAGAAGACCTCACTGACATCAGCGAAAACCCGCCCCTACCGCAAGATGGGTGGCATAGGGCACGCATTGTCGCCGTAGATATTCGCCGCTCAAAGAAAGGCGACGACATGCGCGTTATCTCGTTCCGACTCCCAGAAGGTGAGTTCGACGACATAATAGAGTACATGGCCATCGGCTCGCACGGAAAGGGTGGCGAGATCGCCATACGAAACTACAAGATCCTAGCCCGCTGCTGCGGAGTGACAGAGAACGATGAAGGTGAGTTCAAGTTCACGACAAAGGATCTGGAGAACGCTGAGCTGTACGTTCGCCTCTACGTCGAGCAAAGTAAGGGCTACGCTTCCAAGGCTCGCGTCGGTGCATTTCGCCCACTCACAGATGCGCCAGACGAAATCATCGGACCGTCAGAATTCGGCGAGGACGACTCCACGCCATTCTAACCCCCTATCCTGATCTTCCCGTATTACCGCCCCGTACGGCCATCCCTACTGCCGTACGGGGCGGTAATATTACCTCGCACTGTGGAGACCCCCACCATGAGACCTCGAATCACCGCAGTCCAGGTTACAGACAGTATCACCAAATGGGAGGGCGGAACATCTCTCATCACCTTCTGCCGAAAGATAGACATCGAAGAGAAGTTCGATATCTACGCCGAGTGGTGGATCAATGTCGGCAGCAAACCATGCTCGTTCTGTGCACACTACACCGATGGACGCGGCTCCGTTGCCAAGACGTGCAATGGCTGTCCGCTCCGCATCTACAGTGAGATTCCATGCCATCCGTCGTGGTGCATGATAAACAATTTCTTCCCACACGATAACGACAAACCCCCCAACAGTACAGCATCCCGACATGCCAAGGCCGTATGGGTCCGCATCTTCAACAACGAAGCGCGAATCATGCTTGAGGATATCGAGCGCGCAGTGGCCTAACGTCTTTCCCCGATACCCTTCCCCCTCTAAGGAGTTCCATGATGAGCCAAGACTCTATCGTCCTGGCGCCGGAAGCAATACGCGAAGCCCTTCTAAAATGCCAGGAAGCAAGCCTGGTAGACGCCACAATGCTGCACATCGAAGCAGCTATCGATGCCTTAACGAACCCCACCATCATCATCAAAGAAAAAGTGGTCGAAGTTCCAGTAGAACACAAGCCAGGCGCACGCTGCGGGCGCTGTGGCGGCGTACTCGTGAAGGAACTTCCCGTTACCATCCATGCGCCTCTCGACATCACGTCCTTCACTAAGTCTCAACTTCGCCAGCCCGGCGTTGAAGTAGAGGAGATCCACTGGAACCGACAGTCGCTCCTATGTCGCGCCTGTGGCTGGAGCAACAGGTCATGGTGGAGAAAAGCGCTCGGAGACTGACGCAATGGCCGAACTCTTTGCCTTTCAGAAAGAAGATGTGGACCGCCTCTCCACAATGAAGGCGGCGTTACTAGCAAACGATATGGGAACTGGTAAGACTCTGATTGCCCTTAGCGCACTAGCAACAACAAGCGCCGTCGTCGTCTGTCCTGCCGCCGTCAAGCCTGTCTGGCGAAATGAGGTGAGTAAGTGGAGGCCCGAGCTTACACCCTTCTTACTGGAAGGCCGCAACTCGTTTCGCTGGCCACAGCCGAAAGAGGTCGTGATTCTAAACTACGACATCTTGCCGCCCATGAAGTCCGTATCAGTGCCAGAGGGGTTCAGTGGAACTCTCATTGCCGACGAGGCCCACTACCTCAAAAACGGCTCATCGCAGCGCACTAAACGCTTTCGTGCCATTAGCAAAGATATGCGGAAACGAGGACTTCCCGTTTGGTTACTGACGGGAACGCCAATGCTGAATCACCCACTGGAGCTATGGCACGTGCTGTACGCGGCAGGGTTAACATGGATCTTCTACCCGTCGATATATGACCACAATGCCTTCCGAGGATTTCTTAACCTGTTCAAGGCGAGGAAGGGATATTTCGGCGGCTGGGAGTTTGGACAGCCAGATCAAACTGTTTCAACCCGGCTGCGACAAGTAATGATTCGTCGCACGCGTCGCGAAGTCCTGCCTGAGTTGCCTGGCAAAATCTACCGATCTGTCTATGTGGAAATCGACAAGCGCACAAAGGTCATGTGCGACAAACTCATCGCCAAGTTGGGAGAGGTAAATCTAAATGAAGCCATTGATCTGGCTATTCAGAGTAGCCGCACTTCAACGGAATTCGAGGAACTCGCCGCTGCCCGTACGGCCCTAGCGACAGCAAAAATTCCCTACTTGATAGACCTCATAGAAACATTCGAGGAAGCCGATGAGCCGGTCGTAGTATTCTCGGCGCATCGCGCTCCAATCGATGTGCTCACAAAACGTTCAGGCTGGCGTACTATTACAGGCGACACCAGTACCACAAATCGAGATCGATTCGTAGCCGAATTTCAAGCCTTGAAACTCAAGGGCATTGGCTGCACCATACAAGCAGGTGGTATCGGAATAACACTCACAGCGGCGCATCAGGTCGTGTTCGTTGATCTAGATTGGACACCAGCCAACAACCTGCAAGCAGAGGACCGCCTATGTATTGCTAAAGGACAGCGAGTTCATGTTCGTCGTGGCTTCATTCCGATTGAAGATGTGAGAATCGGAGATCTTGTTCTAACCCATTGTGGCAACTGGCACCCAATTACGCACGTCACATCACGCGAACATCGCGGCCTGATGACTGAGATTTTGTACTCTCGTTACGGAGAGCCGTTACGATGCAGCCATGACCACGAGGTTCTTGTTCGACGCGGCAATGATATGTCATGGATGCAAGCATGTAATGTGCTTCCGGGGGATTTTCTAGTAATGCCGCGACCCATTGCGGGGTCGTACGTAAGCACGGTCGAGATACCGAAAGAAGTGCGCGGGCGTGGAACGTATACCAATCAGTTTGGAGCCAAGCAAAAAAACGGACGGCTCGTTCACTTGCCAGAGCAAGTTGAGGTAGATGCGGAGTTTCTCTGGACACTTGGCCTCTTTGTAGCCGAAGGTTTCACGTCAGTTGAGAATGATAAGGGGAGATTTGTATCATTCTCCGCTCACGAACGTGAGCGCCCCTGGTTGGAAGATCGAATTGGGAAAGTGATGGGGCGACTTGGGGTTGGATGGAAGGTATATACACGAAACGCATCACGCACCATAGAGATGCGAGCATACTCTACCGAGTTGGCAAAGTGGTTTCGCAAGATGTTCGGGCATGGGGCACACGAGAAAGCAATTCCGCCATGGATTATGGATTTACCTGCAGAGCAGGCAAGGTGGTTCCTTAGGGGATACACAGATGGAGATGGATACTCGCGCAACCGGCAGACTGAGTGGGTGAGCGTATCTGCTTCCGTATCGGCGCAAGTTGCTCTTTTGGCGCTGCAATGCGGATACGCCCCAACCCTGAGAAAATGCGATCCTGCCCCTGGTGGAAACTGGGACAGATGGATTGACGGATATACCAAAGTCGGGAAACCAAGCTCTGCATCTCTTGCTCTCTGGGACAAAGAGAAAGTTTATCATCCTGTTCGTGAGGTCCATACTCTATACGCAAAAAGAAGCGCGAAACGCCAGCGCGTATATGACCTAACAGTGAAAGGAGACGAGTCTTTTGTAGTGGGAATGGCGGCGGTTCATAATTGCCGCATTGGTCAGACTAAGGGGGTAATCATTAACCGCATTGTCGCCGACCACAACCTTGATAGAAAGTTGGCGCGGATTCTGATCGAGAAAAAGAAGCTGCTTGAAGCAACCAGCCTAACCTAACCGGAGAAAGCGAAAATGTTGAAGAAACTAGAAATCGCAAAAATAAAGTGCAATGCGGATGTGCAGCCCCGCCTGCAGATCGATCAGCATACGGTAGAAGAGTATGCGGAATTGATGAACGATAAGACGCAGTTCCCACCCGTTGTCGTCTTCTGGGAGGAAAAGAAGAGCGTCTTTTGGCTGGCTGATGGGTTCCATCGTTTCGAGGCGACGAAGAAACTCAGTCATAAGCTGATCGAGTGTGACGTTCAAATCGGCACAAAGCGTGACGCCATCTTCTTCGCTTGCGGTGCGAATCGCAATCATCCGCTAACGATGTCTCGCGCCGACAAGCGAGCCGTCGTCATGCGCCTGCTAACCGATGACGAGTGGTGCAAGATCGCTGACGGCGAGATTGCCAAGCACACGGGCGTAAGTCGCCAGTTCGTTGGCTATGTCCGCAAAGAAATCGGAGGCGAGGCAGTAACCAAAGAGCGTAAGGTTAAGCGCGGCGAGTCCGAGTACGTGATGGATACATCAAAGATGGGTGGCCCCGTTAAACCACCGTCTCCAAGGGCCACGTTGCCCGACGAACCGTTGCACGGCCCCAAAGACACGCTGCCACCCGAACCTGCCCCGGCACCCACCGAAGAAGAAGATCAAGAAGAAGAAGATCAAATAGACGAAGCCGCCTTCGACAAGGCGGTCGTTATCTATCGGGCCGGGTACATTGTTCAGGCAGCAATGGCTTCTCTGGAACGACGCGGTATATTTGCCGACATCCCCGACTTGCAGGAACCATATACCATCGTCGGCGTAGCTATCGACACAAGGCTACGCGAGCTAAGCAAGATGATGCCAGCCGATACCCGTGCGGCAGTAGAGAAAGGCGTCGAGTCTGTAGGCGCCTGGATAGAAACAGGTGCATCGAAAAAAGAAAAGGCCAAGACAAACCCCAAAAGCGAAGCATCAGCCGAAGCGTTATCCCGTGTCAAAACATGGGAACGACAGATCGGCCTGCCACCCACCAAAAGGCCCGACGCAGCTTACGCTAAGGCATTTGATGAGATTCACGGAAGAGACGGTCAGCCTTGGGCAGTCATTGATGAGGTCATCGTCGCCGTCAAACGCTGGAAAGACAAGGGCATCACAATAACTTCGCCATTGGCACTTCGAGAAAAGACCGGTAGCAAGGGAAGTAAGAAATGGGAGGCAGCGTGGATGCAGTACCGAGACAGCGATGAGTACAAACCGCTTCGCAATCCACCCAAATGCCCAGAGTGCGGGAAGACCCTTGTGCGGATGCGCCGCGAGGCGAAGGGCAAAGCGTACATGTCCTTCTTCTGCAAAGAGCATCCCGAGCAATCCTTCAAGGCCGGCATGGACTACTGCCCGGACAAGGTAGTGAAGTAACGGCACACTGCCGTGTTGAAAAGTTCGTCAAAGTTATTTGACGAGTGATGAAAACTTTGAGTACATTGCGGTGAGAAGAGGGGCGAATGGCGGAGTTGCGGGCGCACGAGTATCAATCACCTGAAGCAGAACAAGCCGTCTTAGGATGCTGCTTGCTGTCTCCAGACAGCATAGCTACGGCCATTGAGTTCAACCGAGCTGGGCACTTCTACATTGAGTCCCATCAAGCTGTATTCCGAGCGATAGTCCGTCTTTACGAAAAAGGACCAATGGATTCGGCCCTGATTTCCTCCTTCCTGAAGAAGGAGAAGGTCCTCAAAGAAGATCCGATCATGCTTCTGGCCCAGCTGCAAGCAGCTGGGTGTATACCCTCCACCATGGAGCGACACTGTAAGCTGGTACGGGAGCAGTGGGCACGTCGAGAGTTGATCTACAAGCTAAGCGGGCACCTGCAGAACGCACAGTCCAGCAACGAAGGCTCCGGACACCTCATTGACGGCATTGCTCAGGATATGATCGACTTGCATGAGTCGGGAGATGACAACGGACCCAGACTCGCCAAGTACGACATTAATGAAGTCGATCAGATCGTCAAGAAAAAAGATCGCGGTCTGACTACAGGGCTCACTGATCTAGACGGGATCATCGGCGGTTGGAAGGCAGGAGACGTCTACGTCTTTGCTGGACGACCTTCGATGGGGAAAACAGCACTTTCCGTCAAGTTCGCACACAGCCTGACGTTTAAGCACGCCGTTCCGACTCTAGTCTTCACCCTGGAGATGACTCGCGAGCAATACCTACTCAGGACCGTAGCGCTGGAAGCGAAGCTATCATCATTCGACCTACAGCATCACGGACAAACCGAAGAAGAAATGGAACGGTATGAAGCATCGCGAGACGCATTGGCACTCGTACCGCTTGTCGTTGACGGAACGGCAGGCATCAGCATCAGCACAATTCGATACCGCACTAGGGCAGAAAAGCGTCGTCATGGAATCAAAGTAATCGTCATCGACTACCTACAGATCGTCACGTACGATGGAGAAAACGCCTGGAACAGAGAGCAAGAAGTTGCTCGCATTGCAGACGGTATGAAAAGCCTTGCCAAGGACCTCGACATTGCCGTCATCGCATTGGCGCAAGTCTCACGCGAGACAGAGAGGCGCGAAGCGCAGCGTCCACGCCTGACAGATCTACGCGAGAGCGGCGCCATAGAACAAATGGCAGACGTGGTGGGCTTTATTCATCGGCCCGAGTACTACGGCACGACGTACTTGGAAGAGTACGGCAATGTCGAGGGCAAGGCCTTCGTCTTTATCGACAAAGATCGCAACGGCCCCACAGGAGAGGTGCAACTTTACTGGAACAAGAATCTCGCGTGCTTCGAGGAGTACCCGCCTTGATAAGCTACCAACAACTGCGATCCGTTGCCGTGCGAGTACGAAAGAATCTAGACCCATCCGGACAGTCTACGCTACGCGGATGGTGCTTCACGGCGACAGAAGATATGGCACATGACTTGATAGACCTAGGGGCGGACGATGTAACGGTGCTAGAGAACTTTCGGCACTCCTTCCTGTACTGCTCAAGGTATTTCATCGATGTAACGTGCCGCCAGTTTAACCCCTTGCTGCCGGCAGTGAAGATGTGGAAGATTGATAGTTTTGATTGGGAGGCGGCCCCTCCATACTGGCAATTTGACAGGATCGAAGCTATCTATCTCGATGGCACCCGCAAGCGTATGAGCTACAACCACAACGATCATCTGCGGTCATCTAATCAGAGGTCTCTCAAATGGCGCCACCGACGACTGAAGTCAAACGACGCGATGAAAAAGCTCTGATTGCCGAATGCCGAGATATTTATACCCGAAAGATCTGCGTGCCATCATACGCCGTAATCCGTGGGTACTGGGAGATCGGTGCAAAAATCATACAGTATGAGGCTGAAGGGTGGGTGACGCGAGAACATGGCAGCGGGCGAATCAAGCGCATAGCCGAAGGCCTAGGTGTTTATTACACCAGTCTGTATGCGGCAATTAAACTAGCCGAACGATTTCCTACCAAGAAAGACATAGAAAGTCTTCTGAAAGATATTGAGCAGCGCGGTATAGAGCCATCATGGAGCTTTGTGCGAAACAACGTGTTGCCCAAAAACGCTGGTATGACACACGAGGACGCCACACACGAATTACTGTCCGCTGGTGAGCGAGCAGCCCAGCAAGTCGAAAGAGTGGTAGAAGAAATTGCCAAGCTAGAAAAGTCGGCCCCTGAAGAAGAGCGTGAGATGCTCACCAATGTACGAGAGCAACTAAGCATAACTCTAGCTGAAGCCTCGTCGGCCATGATCGCTCCCAAGAAAAGACGAGAAGCCAGTAAGGATTACCTTAAATGGATTCACGAACAGCCAGAGTTTGTGTGCATTGCTACTGGCTCTCCCGTCACGAGCGAAGGTCCCAAAATTGATGCCGCTCACGTTGCAACAGTTGGATCAGGGGGGAGCGATATGCTTGTATTCCCGCTGCGACATGACATCCATATAGGCGAACTCCACCAGGATCCTACATGGTGGGGGAAATACAAAGTTGAACTAGCTGAATGGTTCTACCGATTGCCGCGTTTACATGCACGCTTCTTCTCGGAGCAAGGAACATGAAGCACATCATTCGCAGCCGTAGTGGAGGAACGGTGGAAGTAGAATTGTCCCGAACTCGGGCAATCAAAGCACACTGCACAGAGTGCATGGGATGGGGAGAACAACACCCCAAAACATGCACGGATATACACTGCGCGCTATTTCCATACCGAGGGAAGATCCAGATAGCATACGATCCCGTTAAAGACGAAGATCACCATGAACCATCGTGAACGTATGGCTCTTAGAAGAAGTATCATCACTAGCATCAGTAATATGGTAGCATCCTTGAAAGTAAGCGAATTCAACCTCGATGAAGATCAGTGGGATGACGAAGAATGCTCCTGGAATGGTCCGGAAGTAATGGAAGAGTGTCTGTATGTCTATGATGCTCTCATGCCAACACTAACAGAAATGTTATCACTAACAAGGAGAAACAGGCATGCCTGAGATGACCCGGCCAGAGATCGAGAACCTCGACCGCTCTGTGAGCGTGAGCCACATGCCGCGTCCGGAGACAATCGAACGCCTCTGCGAGACTGCTTTAGCGGCGATGGATCGGGCTGACAATCTGGCCTTCGAGCTGAAGATGCTGAAGGACAGCGCCTATCTGATCTGATCAAGCGGGCCGAGGAGGCTGAGCGTAACGACACGCAGAGCTTGGGCTTGTATCGTCAGGCGCGCCAGCGGGCCGAGAAGGCCGAGCACAAGCTGAACGCCGCCCGGGACCAGGTAGCGGTGCTGACGGATGCGTTGCGGTCGTCTATGCCAGTCAAGGGCGAGCTTATCGCTGTCGTTGAAGCGTGGCGGGCCAGCGTGCAGGATGAGGCGCTGGAGGAAGCGGCGGAGTTGGTGGCAGATGAAGGACCATGCCGCCACGTAGACCATGTGCAAAACATCTGCGCGTGCTTGGCAAAGGCGGCCATGATACGTGCCATGAAGGGAGGAACGCCATCATGAAGGACGTGATCTTGCACGTGCAGAACCCACCGCCGGAGGGCGGATACCTGCTCACAGGCGAGGAAGTGGCTGGGCTAGTTGCATTGCTCCTCAACATCTCGCTGGGGCTAGATCAGTGGCACGTCATTCTGACGACGGATGGCGA